CGCAAAAAGAATATATCGAGCGAACATCATGGTTTCACCACGGTGCGGCAGGCAGGCCTGCTTCAACCTCAGCAGGTGTCGGTAAAGGCAAAAGCTGCTCTTGGCCGAACACGTAAGCCCATACCTTATCTCGCCAAATATTCATTTTATTTGCGTCCGCCGCCCAATCTGCATTCGAGCTATTTAAGTACGAAATACAAGTTGCTGCATCAGCATAGCCTTTGGCCTGCGCTTTTTTATCGAGCGCGCCTTGCACAACGATATCTATTCTTGAGATCAGCTCTTCGGATGACGGCAAGAGCGTCGGCAATTCAGGAGAAAATGTCTCGCCGCTCAGCAATTCGTCCTCTGAATTTATTGCTCTAAATGCCGTGCCGCTTTTGTTTATTGCGTACATTGTTTTTCCTTTAAAAATTATCTTTATAACCTAGGCAAAAAACCCCGCCACTAGATACGTTGCTACTCCAGTAAATATTAGAGGATTCAAGATGCATCGATGAAATGCCACTGTGCGCCGAGGATGCGGCTCCGCCCGCTGAGCTATAAACAGGAAAGGCCTGCCCCGAGCCCGCCGTATTAGAGGGAGCCGCATATGAATTATTAGGAGCCACGACCGTATAGCCGCCCGCATTCACACCTCCCACAATCGAAATATCAATTTCAGAAGCGGTTGGCGAAACAAAATTGCCCACCCCGACTGCTGTCCACCCAGCCGCAATACCAGATGCCAGCGCCAACATCGCGGGCACGTTGCCGCCTATAAAAACCTTATATCGCACGTCACAACCATGCTGAATAATCGCTAACGGATTGTAATTAGTAGCACTCTGCGTCCTATCCCAACCGACTCTGGCAAAAGATGTGTATCCATTTGGAAGCGTCGGTGCCGTTGCTGAAAGCGACCAAAGCAACGCTGCTGTCTGCGTAGTTGGGTTATAAATCACATAGCGTGCGTACCACGTTGAGAAAGCCCACGTGCCGACATCTAAACTATTGGCAGCACCTGAAGCCGCCCCTGTCGATGCGGCCAAATTCAAGCCACGGAGCGTTGTGTACAGATTATTTACGTCTGAAACTACCAGCTCATCAGCCATCACGGTTACTACCGCAGTTGTACCGGTAGTCGATACTATAAGATTTTTAAATGCACCCTTAACAGCGGCAATCTGATTTAAACGAGCCGCATGTGTTCCAGTAGTCGCCGGGCCGACGTTGAAAGCCTGAGCGATGGCACCGGCAAGCGCGGCATAGCGCAGATCACCTTGAGCCTGATTGAACCCCTGCGACGCCACCATTGAAGTGATGTAGGCCTTATTGTCAGCCAAGCTGTAGTCGTAGCTCACGATGGAATTTAGCGGAATATCTCCGGCCACCAGCGCACCACCCACATCGTTGACCAGCGGGATCGCGCCGCCACCCGCATTCAGCGTACTGGCTCCGGTGTTGGCATTAATCGCTTTGAACGAACCTGAAAAATTCCCCGTGTACGCCGCAATCACTGGATTGAGGGCGATGACGTAGGCATTGGCTGCGCCGGTGTCGAGTGAATAATCGCCGACTCGCGCTTCGATTAGCTTTTGAATTGCTGTCGCGACCTGTGTTAAATCGCCAGAGCTTGGTGTTAAGCCTGCCGCAGCAAGAACATTCCGCATCTCTTCACCGATCTGGTGAAACCAGAACGCGCCCGGAATCGTCGGCGGCACTGGTGCCAGTGGATCACCATCAGTCGGATAACCAGTTGACGGGGCTGCTGGCGCGGCAGGAGGGTTAACAGATGCGCCTACCGCCCATTTTCTATTTTCCATGTGTGACTCCTTTAGCTGTAAGCGAATTGAACGATGGTATGTGCTGGCTTAAAACGATTAAGCGCACATTCCAATAAAGTGTTTCCCCACGTTGAGAGCGACTCGTTTACTCCGCTCATCACGGAAAAATGACGGACGTTATTAAGCGGCACGTTGACGCGCCAAGTGAAACACCAAGGCCAACCGTAGAGCGGTGAATTAACGGGGGACATCACCGAGTACTGTTTGAATTCGTCAATGGTGACGACAAATCCGAGCTTCGCGGCCAGTGCAATAAAGAACGCACGCGACTGGCCACCTTTCATAGTGACTTTAGAGACCACGGCGGCACGGCGCAGCTCGATAGTCGATTGTTGACCAGCACACGTATCGGGTAGCCCAAGCACGCGCTCCCAGTCACTTAGCAAATGATAGGTAGTACGCGGATCAGCTTCACTCAAAATCAGATCAGCGGCTATTTGTGCCGTGTCCAGTACATCGCCCTCCGCCTTCAGTTCGGCAGATATTAATGGCGCATTCACATCGTAGGCGATGGGTGGCAGCAGGCGCTTTAAGAGTTCGGCGTGATTCATGTCGTCAGCGCTAATACACCGAGCTGCGCGCGCTGTGAATGTGTTGCATCAGCCAAGATTGAGACATTGGTGGCCGGCGTAGTCAAATTCACATCTAGCACGCCCGGCACTTCCATCATCAGCATGATGATCTTCGATCTCAAGATTGAGTCACCTACATGCAGCGTGGCGAAGTAAGCAGATAGACTCGCAGTAATGAGAGCAGTTGCATCTATCAAGGTGATGCCGGACAACGTTAAAACCCCGGATATATTAACGTCCATGAGCGACGGTGCCATTACCAGCACATCCGCACAGCAAGGGCGTACTGCTTCAATATGTGCAGCCACGTCGGCGATCAGCTGCGCGGACGGTACGCCGCCCACCGCTTCGATCACTACGTCCACAGAATTTACAGCACGGCGCTGCGTGTAAATAGATGCATCAAGCACGCCCGGCACTTCCAGCGCCCAAGTTATGTAATCAATCTTCGCGCCACCGGCAGGCGGCAGGCGCATATCGACTAGCAAGCGCGCTAATAGGCTGGCATCACTCTCGATATCCGCCCCACCCGTCATCGTCACGATACTGGCCTGCGACAGTACACCAGCGGGAGCCGAGGTCAGTGTAAGCGGCGCGGCGGCCAACTGATTACCGGCTAATCCAGCGACTGATGCTTTGGCGGCGACATCTACTACGCCGCCTGCGCCGATCACTGCGTCGGCAGTGGTGATAATCGACACGCCGCTGTTCGTTTTTTCTTCAGTTAAAGCGGGAATGGCGCTGCCAACGACACCGCTCAGATGCACAGCGCCGGTGGCGGCGGAGGCGGGCTTGCGCGTGATACCGCGCAAGCTGGCGTGACGTTCCAGATAGTCGCTATCCGCCGTGTCCGGTAAAATCTGGCGCACTAACCATTGCTGGTGCTGATACAAGCCTTCGATGGCCGAACCGACAGCATTGGCACGCATCATAAAATCAGAATCCGCACCTACTGCCGCGCCAGGCTGCTGGTTGGCGATGTCACGCAATATGGCATCACGAATTGCGAAGTAATCGGGTGTAGTGAAGCGCATTTAAATCACTCTGACCGGGTGTTTGAAAGTTAACGTCTCGCCGCTAGCCGCCTTGACCTCAATCAACAGATACAAACGACCATTGCCGGGGCGAGAAGTGGATACATTAATTTGTGTAGCGCGACCATCCGCCAGAATCGGCGCAAGCGCCTGTTCGGCATACTGCTTGGCGAGGATGGCGACACGGGAAACATCTTTTTCACGCGCCAACTCATGCAGGCGACTACCTAGCGTGCTATCCGCCCAGTAGCTACCCAGCCGAACCGTCAGGCGCAGATAGCAGGCATTCGCCAAGCCGTTGCCCGGATCACGCCGTGCTGCGCCTTGCAGCAAAACGTAATCGCGAGTTGTCGGGTCGATAAAGGCATCCATACCGGGCAATTTACGCGCGCGTGAGGGACGGGTTAAGACGGAAATATTTCCGCATCATCACATCAACGCGTTAGGTACGGTGGTAGCACCAAACATTGAGTCAGTGTGTATATGGCCGTCATAAACAGTCCTCATGCCAGAGACTAATATCTGTGATGGAGAATTGCGGAACGCGGTGATATCGCCAACCGAGTACAGAGCCAAGCCCGTGATCTTGGCCGCGCCGGTAATGTCCTGAGTAACGTCCAGCTTGCCGAGTATCTCTACATCGTGCGTAAAGGTGAATTTAGGTGTATCGGCAATCACGTGCGGCGTGTTTTGAATGTTGATTGGCTTGCCTGCACCGTCTATTACGATGCCGCTGCGCGTGATGTGAATTTTTTGACCCTGATCGTCGTAGAGCGCCGATTCACCGGGGGCGAGATTCTTCAGGCGGTAGGTGCCATGCTCAGTCGCGATAACGATACCGTGCGAGGTCTTGCCGCCAATTGGTAAGATAATAGCCATTGAGCCTTGAGGCGGGTTGCTGGTGTAGCCGTAGTGCTGGAACAGCTCGATGTCTTGCACCAGCTCGCCGGACAGCCCCTCAGCCTGCACAATCTGCACCGCGCCTGCGGCCTTCACCAGCGTAATGACACCGCGAAAGGTACGACGAATACCGGAGAGCGCACGGCGAATACGTTCATCAATTACCTTGATCATTGCACTGCTCCAGATACGGCATTTTTACCGCGCCGATGATGGCTATGGGGATGCGCCTCAATCGCCCAGACACCATCTTCTTTAAGCTTCAGCTCCGTGCGCGTTCCCTCGCTGCGGCTGCGAGTGAATTTGCGCCCCATCAAGAAAAACACCTGATCTTTAATACCGTGCGGTTCAGAGGTGACAGTCACGCGCTGCCCCGGCTCCCACAACAAGGCCATATCATTGCCCTTAATCGTGTGCCCCTGCACAACAGCCGTCAGTGTGTAGCCCTGCAAGCGGGCATCAGCCACTAGCTTCACCGCGCGGCTCTTACATATCGTGGCGCTGTCCGCTTCGTGATCGAGCACGATCTTCGGACGATTCCATATCCCCGCCAGCCCCGTATCTTCGGCTGAACCGTGCAGACTGGGCAAACCCTGTTCCATAATACTACCGGGCATTTGCCCGTACACCGTCACCTTGGAGAACCGCTCGGCCACCGACTCGGTTTTAGTCAGCGACAGTACATTATTGCCTTGCCCATTGCGCCGCATAATCAGCGCACCGACGGGAGTAACAGAATAATCCGGCCCGCCGATGACTAGCGTGCCATCCGGATCGAACCACGGCCATAAACCGTTCGCCTCGGCAATCCGCGAGAGCGTATTCCACGCAGTATCTCCCGGATCAATCGCCACTTTTTTGCGCAAGCGGGTTTGATCTGCATTGATGCGGATTTTGAATTTCCCGAAGTCTTTAGTAAGCGCAGCAACCAACTGCTTAAGCGAAGCCTGCTGCGCGCTGAAAACAGGCGCGGCGCAATCCAGTAATGCCGCCGCATTGTCGCGACCGGACATCGTGAACGTGTGCGAGTTTTTATTAACGGTATGCGTGACTTCATCAATACGGCCAGTGAGCACGGTTTGCCCATCTACCGTCAGCACCACTGGCGCACCGGGAGTAACGTCCGGCGGCATTTCGTTGCCAGACATCCCCAGCGACACATTCCATGCGTCAGCGGGTGTTAATAAATCGGAGTCGATCTCGTAGCTTGACCAGTCGCTATGCGTGCGCCCGGCGATAAGCAGTTCAACATTGTCTGGATTATTTTGCATAGGCATAAACCACTTCACCCAACTCGACGAACGGGCTGCGCGCCCCGTTTAAACGCACCAGCTCCGCTGCACGGTTATGATCGCCATACAAAATATGGGCAGTGAGACGCAGATTGCCGGGCGCAGTAATAGTGCGCTGCACCAAGGGTGGCCGTGCCTCAATAACCAAGCGTGCGGCTTCCTGCACCGCAATAGCCAACTCTTTTAACGGCTCGGTAATATCGCGGCTTTGCGCTGGTGAGAAAACAGCTCGCGCATGAGAAATGGTTTTTTCAATCGCGGCACGAGCAGCGTTGGCAATCTCTTCAATTTTATCGGGCGATAACGTTGCATCCACAAACGCCTGTGCCTCAGCGGCGAAGATAATCCCCGCCGCCTCCGCCATCGTGGCCGTCACCATCACGTCCACCACCAGCTGTGCTACGGCAACGGCCTGCGCTTCCGTCGCCAGCATATTCACCGTGATCGGCTCAGGCGCATCGGATGAAGGCTTAATAAAAATCTCAAACGAACTAAGATTGTTGCGGATCGTGAGCCATTGACCTTCCAAACCTCGCGACCAGTCGCGCAAATCCAGCAGAGCCGTCGTCATATTCGATACGGCATCACCCCAAGATTTTGCTTCGGCCATCACATCACCAACGATGTCCTGCACATTGCCGACATAATCCATGAGCGTATTAAACGGCCCCATGATGGCCGCGCGTAACTTGGCCAGCGCACTCAACGGGTTCAACTTACGGAATTCAGCCAGCCAGCTGCATTTTTCTACTGCCGCTGTTTTAACGGCGGCGGCTGTATCCGCGACCGCTTGGGCATTACTGGCTGTCGTGCGGGCATCAAAGAAGGGGTTGCCGGGAGTGGATTCGACGAAATCGACCGTGACAGAGGCCTGATCAACATTATCGGCCTCGTGATGGACGGCGTATCGTGCCACGGCGACCTGCACCTCGCCGAATATCGGGTGCTGTAGATATTGGAACGGGTGATCCTTCGGGTCGGGGTAATTGGCATTGTAGCCATCCAGCCCTTTTAAAAAATCATTCAGGCGAGTCTCGTAATCATCGCCGTAGAAAATCGCCTCGACACTGATCTTACGCGCCCCGCGACCCATATCTTCCACATTCGCACCATCCACAAAAGGATAGGCGTGCTCAACCAGCGCACGATCCGCCGTGTCATCTGTTTTGATGATGTCGAATTCAATGCCGCCAAATTTTGCGGGTAAGAGAGATTGTTCCCAAGTCATGGGCGCAGGTTACGCGCGCGCGAAAGGGCGGTTAAGGCGGAAGAGCTTCCGGTGAAAGTTACAAACCTTGAACTGTATCTTTGCTTTCAGGCGGAATAGACACATTAGGCGGCAATCCTTTGCATCTGATGTGATAAGACTCAATCAGGAAAAAAAGATTTGATAATAAAAAATCGTCCGCAGTTCCGTTCGTATGGGCATGGTAGAGCGCTTTATACACATGCTCTGGATAGTTGACCTCATTGGCGGGCGGAAATTCGACAGTATCGCCAAGAAGTTTTAAATATTCCGGTCTGTCTTTATAGCGGGCACGAATGAATCGCAGAATAATTCCCACCCCAACTAAAAATGCCAATGCTTGATTGACCAGACGATGCCCGCGCGAGGTGAGATGAGTGCCAGCATGAAAAACGATAGGCTTGGTATTTAGAATAGCATTCGCAAAAGAAGCCGCAACTTTATGCCGATCAATGCGCTGATGAGGATCATCAGTGGCCATATTCATTTTGGCGCGCACCGCAGCACGAATAGAATCATACTCGGCACGCAAATTGGCATCCCATCCTTGCGCCCATTCGAGCCCGCCATAATGCTTCAGCAGCCCATCGCCTATAGGCTTCACCACGAACTGGATCAGTTCGTTGAACTTATCGTCTTGCATTACCTAAACGGAAAAAGCAGGTGAGGCCGATGAAAAATCAACTTGCTCAATGGGGATTTCATCATTTTCAACGACGATATATTTTGCGAATTCGTCATCGGTCATCGGGGCGGTGGACAGAAAAACTTCGCTCCCAAACGGAAAGAAATTTACCGAGCCATCTGTAGGGTCAGTCATGATTTTATATTGACTATGATTTGTTTTTACGTGGGACGGAAGTTTAACAGCCTATTTTTACCCTGTGCAACTTGTTTTTAACGGGTGGAAATGGATTTAATTGCGACGTGCGGTATTCTTTTGACGGGTTTCGACTACGGTAGATATTTGCTGACCATCCAGATGCAGATTTATTTCGAGGGCTTGTTCCGCTTCTCTATTGCCGAAGTTCGCCATAATCTGTGCCAATACTCCGCCCAATGTATTTTGTGAATCCGAACCCTCAAAGCCTGCTTTATTGATGAGCGTACCTCCGCCATACCCTATCAGTCCGGCAGCAGCTACCATTGCTCCCGCTGCCGCCATTGCACCTGCACCCAAGGATGCGATTTCAGGCAAAGTTGAATAGGCGATCCATTTGGCACCAGTGGCAACCGTCTTGAGCAGACTGGGTGTGGCGGATGCAGCTGCTGCGGTCGCGGCCAAATCGGTTGCCGTATTCGACGCACTGCCGCTATTCAGTTGAGCAAAATTAGTTACAAAGACAGGTGTCACACCCGTTGCAGCTTCAACGGCCTTACCTTCCGCTATTCCCGCTGTGACACCGGCAGCAGAGCTGGCAAGCCCTTTAATTCCACCTAGCGCACCTTTTCCAAATTTAGTAAGCGCATACGCCGCGACTCCTGTTCCAATCACAGCGGCTCCGCCACTCACAATATTTTTAGTGGTCTCGCTTTGCCCCGCGAATTTCTGCAACTTGAGAGTCATATCAGATATGCCGGATAACATCTCAGTGATCGTGCCATTCAGCGGCTCCAATACCTCGGCAGCAAGGCTAGACCAGCTATTTTTAAAACGGTCAGACTGGGCGTTCAGCCCTCCCATCAAAATTCCGAGTTTTTGCGTGGCGGAATAGCTATCCTCCATCGCCTTTAGGATTTGCTCGTAGCTTTTACCAGCCAGCAGCGCGGCCAAGGCGGCGCGCCCACCCTCTTCACCAAATACTTTCTCGGCCAACAACAAGCGCTGCCCATCCCCCTTCACCGCAGCCAGCTTGGTTTTTATCAGGTCTAACGCTTTTGCAATACCGATAAACTTTCCGTGATCGTAAAACTTATTGTCGAACTTCCCGGCTTTCATGGTTGCCAGCCCAAGTTCCAGCATCGCCTTGCGTGCCCGTGGCGTTTTTCCCGTGGTATTTTCCAGCATTCGATTCAGCGATGTACCCGCCATTTCGCCTAGTGGCGACAGCATCGCCAGCGCAATCGTCGTACTCTTCGCGTTCTCCCCCAGCGCCTTCGCGCTAAAACCTGCCTGCTGCAGGCCGTACACCAGCTTGGGGATATTTGTTGCTGCCGCATCGTCCACTCGTACCAGCGTATCGGCGAGCTCGCCGTACTGCTCTTTTACCAAGCCGAACATAGAACCGATGTTCACGATATTCGATGCCGCCGTTCCTTCATCCATTTTAGATAGAGTCGCCAGCGTGGCCACCGACATCGCCGCACCTTTGTCGCCAGCGATGTCGGTCTGCGACAAGCCGCCCTTGAATAACTCGTTCTGGATATTGGTTGCACCCGTTTTAGAAATACGGGTTTTGCTGGCGATAATGTCCGAGGTGGCGGCAACCTTTCTGAGCTGATCGTTTAATTCGGATGCGTCCATCGTGGCCGTGCCCAAATTCGATCGCACATTCAGCATCGCCTCTTCAAGATCGGCAGCGGGTTTTACCGCGCCGCCCATTTTTGACAGGCCATAATGAAATGCGGCCGCCCCCTTGGCGACCTCAATCCACGCATCGTTAAAATGACGCTTTATTTCATCCGCTGATTTTGCTAGGCTACGCGTGTCGGAGTTAACTTTATTGAGTACAGACGACGCGCCATTCAGCGCGGTGATCGACAAAGCAAGGGCAAGGGTGGATGACATGACTGACTACCTCTCGTGGTTTTATATAGCGATCTTGGCTATACCGGCATTGACCATTATTTTCGCCACCTACAAATCAGCACACCGCTGGCGCACCGAGCGCCTACTCACTAACATGATTGAGCTATCGGCCTTCTTTACCATCCCGCTGTTCTATAGCTTTGCCGCGCTAGTCGGACTCACAACAGGCTTGCTGTTCGGCGACCATGCAGCAATAGGTTTCATCGTGGGATTCTGCTCAGCATTATTGGCCGGCGAGGTTTGGCTGATAATGAAATTAAAACCGCTTTTTTCTGCTTGAAACAAATCGCCTACCGGAATCATCGCTACCTATAGTCCGCTTGTGCCCGTTCATTTCTATGTAGCAATCCAAAAAACTTAAAGCATCGGCATCGGTCATACCCAGAGTATCCTGATAACTGAAACCAATTTTAAGTAGTGACAATTGCAGCTTATGCAGATTGCGTGAGCTCTTTCCGAAAGGTGAGCAGACGTTCACGCAGTTTAGTTGCGCCCTCCATCAATGCCTTCATATCCAGCTCCAGCGCATCCATTAATAACTCGGCATTGATGCGCTCTTTGGGCAAAGAACCCAAGCTCAAAATCTGGCTGGCTAACATCACCAAACCTAAATAGCTCTCATTTTCGACGGCCTTGGCATCCTGTAATCCGTCAATCGAATCGCGCACCAGCTGCGGCCGTAACTCAAAATCGCTATGCACTACGCCATCGACCTCAATTCCGACAGGCAATTTCCCCTTATGCGTAATCATTCGGTCACCTCGCGCAATGCACCCATGCTCAAGTCCTGCTTAGCTTCGCCATCCACGGTGTATTTTTTACCCACGTCGATCGTGAAACAATCGTAGTAGCTCGTCGATTTTGCACCGGCGGTGGTCGGATTGACCGTAATCTTCACGCCCTCAAGTGCGCCCCAGTCAATGTCGCCAGTGGCGGGGATCACCGCTGTAATTTTCAGATCGATCTCTTCAATGCCTTTGACAAAGCTTTTTGCACGGTGTGATTTATTCATCGTCTTCACCAGTTTGCGACCAGTCTTCTTGGTCACGTCCAGCAATTCGATTTCAACATCCTGTCCATTCACCGTCATTACGATAATGCCTAATACTTCGCTTAGTGCCATGTTGTGTCTCCTGTAGGTCGGGTTTTAACCCGACATGGTTAACAGAAATCCGGGATTAATCCCGATCTACAAAATCCGTTTAAAGGATTAAATCAATACGACCAGCGAACACATGCAACCCGTTCACTACGTCGGTCGGAATTTTTGCATCGAGGCGATTCGGGTCTTGCAGATCGCGTTCAACAATCAAACCCGCTTTCCATATATCCACGTTCTCGACGATCTCCAGCTCCTCCAACTTGTAGAGCACATCCAGCAGCTCAGAGCGCACCTTGTCCGGTGTACGTGCCGATAGCTTGTCGCGCGGGAAGCGCAGCGCGATCCGTTCGCGGCAAGCCTTGCGTACATAGTCAAGCGTGCGAATGGTGGTGATGTCCAGCATCGAAATATCCGGCACACCTTGCGGGTCGAGCGTATAGGTCGAGATGGCGCGCACGATCTGCACTTTTTCACCAGGGCCGATCTCCGAAGGGGTCACGCCGTTGTACAGCGCGTTTTCCTGTTCGGTACGGCTCAGGCGGTTGGCCATCGGGTTGGCCAAGATGCCGGTGAGCGGCAAGGTATTCAGCGGCCGCGCGGGATCTTCTTCACTGGCGATCACCGAACCGTAAGCCGCCCCCACTTCATAGCCTTGCTCATAAGCATTAGGAAGCAAGAAGCAATTTATACGACCACTATTAATGAGAGCGGACAGTGTCGTACCTTGTGCCAAGGTGCCGACATGCCCATAAACCCCAATCGCGCCGCGCTGCTCCAGCGCACCGGAAACACTGTCCAGATGTGTGCGTAAGGCGGTGAGGTTAGTTTGATCGTTCCATGCCGAGATGATGATGTTGTGTCCGGCCGAGAATACGGTTGCCAGCGCAGTGGCGATAGTCGGGTCGGTTGCTCCGTTGGCCATCGCCGTCGCGGCCACTACGGCACCAACAGCAGTAATAGTGGCCGATACTTTAATGCCGTTACCCAACGTGCCCGCGTTCTTGGCAGTCAGCGTCACTACGCCCGCCAAAGCGGCAGCCGTCACCGGCAAATCGGGTTGCTTTGCGATCTGTGCAGCCAGCGCGGCAGCGATGATCGCAGGCGTATCGCTCACGGACACGCCCACCAACACTTGCTGCTTACCCACACTCACCGTGAGCACTCCGGGCGCAGTCGCCAATCCTGTAAGCGTCACCGTTGCGGCAGCAGCAATCGAAGCCACCGCATCATCCAGCGCGATCATACTCAGCGCGAGGTAATTATTAGCCTGCAACGCGGCTTTAGCCATCAAGTGCGCGACCGAGCCGCGCCCGAAGAAAGTCGCCGCATCCACGTCAGAGAAAATATCTACCGGCGTGTTTGCCAGTACTGTACCCGCCGCCAAACGTTGGCCGACGATTAATATCTTTTGTAGATTCCCCGGCAGCGTACGTACCGCCGTGGCAGTATTGAACTCGAAATACTTACCCGGCTTGCGGATCGAGGCACCGATGGTGCTGAACGCGATGTTGGGACTGGCCATTATGTAGTTCCTTTCGTTTTGGTTTTAACAGGGGCATCGATCAGCAGATCGCCATCGCTGACGCGGCGCTGGTAATAGGCAGACTCCGGCACGTCTACCGATTCTGCATCGGTGATGTAATCGTGCGGTTTATCTTCCATCGGAACTTTGAGTCCGGTTGCGGCTTTTACTTGCATGGCGCCTCCTTATAAAGTTTTGGTATCGCTTGCATCCGGCGTTAAATGGCCGGGCTTCAAGTAGTAATCCATCTGCAATCGCAGGAAGTCTGGCGGCAACACAGTCGGCCAATTCGGGTCGGCTGCATTGATCGGTGCAAAAATTCCACCCGCCCCAATCGGAGCCTGCACTACAAACTTCGTATGCCATTCCTGCGCAAAAATCGCGATGGCTTCATTGTTCAGTTGCGAGTTATAAAGCGTCTTGATGTTGCCCGGCTCTAGTGGCGAGATCGCCAAGCCAAAATCCTGCATCAGCAACATCGTCTGCGTGTTCTCTAAAATCTGATACGCCCCCGGCATACCGACAGAGCCTTGCCGCGCTGCTGCTTCAGAGCGCACGTTGCGCGCTCCGCACATCACCGCAAACGTACATGCCACCAACCATTTATCTTTTGCCGTGCTGTACGGAACAGGCTTGGAAGCCCCCGCAAATGTCACCCATACCGCCGGAAAACTGCGAATAACCTGTCCCAGATCACCATCGAACTCACCGCCGTAACTCGCGACTGCTGCCAGCTTGTAACCGAGCGCAGGCGCGGTTGAAGCCAGCTTAATATGCGCGATGATGGCGTTTTCGATTTGCGCCAGCATCAATAGTCACTTAAGTTGTTACGGCTAAAAGTACGCCCGCCACCGACAACCCGTACCGATGCGCTTTCAACCGGCGCAGCACCTGCTAGCGTTAAACCGATATCAATCTTGCCGTCACGAATCAACCCCAAGGTTTTCAGCGCATCTTTGTAACGATCACTCACTGCATCGGTTTCTGCCACCTCTGCACCGCACAATTTGTAACGGGCAATATCACAGCAAATGTCCACCAGCTGATCGGGAACAACCGACAATGGCAACGGATAGCGCGCGGCCAAATAAGCATCAATCGTATTACTGGCACGCTGCAATGCCATGCCATAGACCAGCGCGTCCGCCACACCGTCACCGTCCCGATCCGTGAGCGCGAGTACTTCGCGATCACCGAACTGGGCAACTAAATCAGAGAGGGCGGCGTAAGACATTTATTAAAAACCTATACGGTAGGCTGCATGGATGCCCATGCAGCATTACGTTCGGCAGCCGTCAGCGGCCAGCCGGTGATCGCTGCAATCGCTTCCGTTGCAGGCTTGCCATCCTTCAACCACAAATCAGGGTTGGCCGGGTCGATCTGAGCAACAGCTGCCACGATAGCGGCGAGACGTTCAGCTTCGTCCGTAGGCACGGTTGCCGATGCGGTTTGATTTGGTGCAAGCTCAACAGCTTTCACAGTCAGCAGCGGTGCGGCATCTTTGTCATCGAGATCAATAGCTGCACCAATCTCGAAACGCTGGTGGTCGAATTCGACTGGGTTCAATACGGTGTAAGTTTTCTTAGCCATGATTTTCCTATTCAATACCCTATCCCCATCCCCTCTCCCGCAAGCGGGAGAGGGTGGCACGTAGTGCCGGGTGAGGGATGATTACGCTACGCAGTTCTGGAAGTAGTAGCCCGCATCAGTCGATACGATCACTTCCTTCACACTTTCACCGGCGCGGATACGCTGACCACCGCGTAAACCTGCTTTAGGTTCGTCGATCACTCCGGCGATACGAGCACCCCACTGAGCCGTCCAGCCAAAGGTCGGCTGACCGAGTTGTGCGGCTAATGAATCGATATGCAGCAAGGCGCAATGCTTGCCCCAAGCGCGGGCATAGGCTGGTGCTTGCCCCTTTTTCGCGGTGTTGTAGAACGAACGGCCAACGATGATTTCTTGCAGCTCAAGCAAGTCGGCAATCGCTTGCAATGAAGCATAGCCAGCGGTCTGTGCGCTCTTACCAATCGCTTGCACAATCTTCGGATGTTGACGTAATTGCGTGTAAGCCAGCTGCCCGATCACCATACGGTTAGGGCGAACCAGCGGAATATCCAGCGCATTGGTAATCCCATTTAACGGGTCTGAGTTAACGCGATCCGACCACTGAGTAGTACCGGCCAACGTGGCTTGATTACCAGCGGAGAAACTTGCCGTATTAAACACGGTGCTTGCCACGCGAATCTCGCGGTCGAGTTGCAACAGACCGGTCATCATCATGGTCGAGAGTGCAGCCGGGCTTACCGGGCCACCGGAGGCAGGCTTTGGCATAGACTCGAATGCGGCGACTTCATCGTTCGGGATCAAATCATCCAGACCGTAGTCCACGCACTCATCCGTCACATCCGTACCGCCAAAATCCACCATGTTAGGTTCAGACTTACGACCGACCTTTGTATCCGGCACGGTGTAACCCTGCTCGACGGTGTACTTGGTGTACTTGAATTTTTTGGCAGTTGGCACGCGCGGCAAAACCTTATCCGCAATCAATGCGGCATCAGGATTCTGGTATGCGATGGCAATGGCCGATAGTTCTGGGTTGACCGGGAACGCCGTTGTGTTCAGTCCGATCAGCACGCCTGCGACCGCAGAGTGATCCGGCGTGATAACGCCAAAGATAGAAAACAACACTAAAACAAGTGCCGCGCCCAACATGAAACGGTTTTTTAACAGGTAGCTTTTCATTGCCGTAGTTCCTCGTAAAAGTTTATAAATTGGTTAAGGGGTATTGCTATACCCCCTGTGTTACTTAGCCTTGCATCATTCCCTGATTGATATCGACCTGACCGATGTCACCCAGCACACCGGAAACGACCGCCATGCCGATGATGCGATTGTTGGTACCGGCTGCTGGTGCAGCAGTCACCGCACGACCGGACGCATCCGAAGTCAACAGGTCGCCGCGTGTAACCGCGCCGCCATACAACACATCGGCGATACCGCCCAGAATCACGTCGCAGCGTTCGTTGATCGCTGCTGGAATATCTGTCGATACACCGAACAGCTTGTCAGCGACGGCAGCAGCAGTCAGAACCTGACCATCTGCCGAACCGTGTTTAACGACGGTGAAAGCCGCAATAGCAGCCTCCGCTTTAAAGTTTTTTACTAAATTTGCGTTCGACATTTATTTCTCCTATGGATTGAATGATTGAGCGGGTTGGCCGTTAAGCCTTTTTCATCACATGCTGCACAGCCTGCGCAGTGGTAACTACCCGACCGGCAGTAAACTCGGATTCTTGAAACTGCACCGCTTCAGCAGCGATTACGTCAGCCGTCTTTTCGCTAGCTTCAACCGCGCCCTTGCCGCCCGCCAGCTCTGCAAACTCAATCAATTTGGATTGCGCTTGCAATTTCGCTTTATATGCCTCAACCAACGGCTTCTTGGCATCGCCCTCGCCAAACTCGACCACCCGCTCTTGACCAGCAAGTGAGTCCAGCGCTGCCACCGTCACATCTTTATCAACGGGTAGCAGCTTGCCTTCCTTGATCAAGCCTTCTGCGAAAGCAACGTGTCCAGCATGGAGTGCATCGGATGCACGTTTCTTTTCAGCCTCGGCAAAATCAGCCGATGCTTTTTTAAGCGCTACGTTTTCGGCTTCAAGCGCAGCCAGACGCGCCTTATCTTCAGCGGACATTTCATCTCCTTTGGGTTGTGGTTCGGAAAACTGGGTGAGCGGCTTAACTTCATCTTCTTTGCGCGCTTCCTCTTCAATCGTGGATACGGCGTAACCGGGAATCGCTTTATCAGCATCATCAAGACCAAACTTGCCGATAATCCAATCTCGCAGGCTGCGCAATACAGAGGCATTCATTACATCGCCCCAGTCGGCGAACTCGACTATGCCCTCTTCGGCATCGGCGAATTCCGGCGAGCGCAGACCCTTTACCGCAGGAGGCTGCGCACCAAGGAAGCCGACGTGCCGTAGGTAATAAACACCGGGGACGGGGTTGTTGGGTGCATCGGGGGAATAAAAAGCGGCGCTGATTTTCTTGAACGCGCCACTGGATACCATCTCGGCAAAATCTTGATTGACCTGAATCGGCTCAACATCCAAACCACCCTCGGCGAAGGCCAGCTTTCCTACCCAGCCATAGGCCGGATTATCATGTTTGGGATGGCCGATCACCAGCGGCGCTTCATGCACCTTCGGATCGTAGGCCGCAGCAGTCGCCGCCAAATCGGTTTCGGAAAACGACAAAGACGCACCGCTCATCGCGACATGCTTGCCGGGCTTAAAAATCTGAATTGGTTTTGGTGTGTTCATGGCCGCCATTGTGGCGAGCCATGAAAGTGGAGTTAAGGCGGAAGGTGTTCCGGTGGAATTTCTAGGGCTTTTTTAGACTACCACTGCGCGACTCAAAAGCAAAACATAAAAAACGCATCCCGCTATCGCCCTTGGGTTGCCCAGAAACATGTTTATAAATCGCACGGCTCGATTTTTGAGGGGTGGAACGTGCCATCGCCGCCACAAACACTTCACAGTGGCTTAAAACAGCCTCAAATTCGTTTCCGGTTTTGGCTCGGCTGAATCGATGTTGCGAATTTGGCGTGGGGTGATGCCGTAGAGTAATGCCGCTTCGTTTTGCGAATAGCCTTCACTGCGGCTTTGGCGGATCTGGCGGTGGCGGATTTTGCACAAG